GTAGCTCAACGGCACGACTTGCTGCTGTACGCGCACATCGTCGCCGTCGGGATCGCGTTCGAGTTCGAACGCAGCACGCGCATCGTTGGGCGCGAAGATGCCGCCCTGAACGCCGCGCGCGTAGGCTTCCACGCGGTCCTTGAACTGCGACCGCAACAGCGCGTCGGTGTCGAATTCGAGATATTCGGTCGGCATGCCGACGAGTCCGAACATGCGGCCGATTGCTTCCTCAATATGGTTCAACACAAACCCAAGCCCGGTCGCGATCCACCATTGCATTTGCGCTTCGGTCGATCCCTGCGGCCCCTGATCGCCAAGGTTCAGCACCGACTGCGGCACGCGAAACACAGCCGCAATACGCTTGTCGGTGTAGCCCATGATTTCCACGACTTGGCTATCGCGCGATGTCGGCGACACCGATTGAAACTTCATGCCGTTGGAAAAGATCGGCACCCCGCCTGCGCCGAGTCCCTTTGTTACATTGTTGAAATGTTCGCGGAATTCCTTGATCTGGTCGGCCGTCATCGGCAAGTCGGTCGTGAGAATGCCAGACGGCTTGGCGGAATTCAAATAGAACGCCAGCGACTGCGCCATCATCGCGTTCGAGGCGGCGTCATCCATTGCCGCGCTCATGATTGGGGATTCGCCTTTAAGCGGATTGCTCGAGCGCGTGCGCAGCTTGACGTGCAGCACGTTACGCGCAGGCACCGCCGACAGCGCCTCGCGCGCGCCGATGTCGTCGAATATCCGTTCCACGATTTCATTGCCGCCGAGCGCATAGAACAGCGAGCCGTCGGGCGCGATGCGCGGCCCGCAGCGTTCCGGGGCCATCAAATGCAGCGCTTCGATTTCGAACCGGTCGTTGCGCACCGCCAGCGCATAGGCGTTGCCGTCGGTTTCGAGCCCGGTCGTCAAGTTCAGCATGAAATCGGAAATCGTCTGATAGTCGTTTGGCTTGCGCAGAATGCGCGACAGCGCCGACGTGCTGACGCGCTCGCGCCCGCCGTTCTCGAGCACGCGCCAATGCGTGCCGGGACACATGGCGACGGTCTGTGCGTAGGCTTGCACGCATGCGTCGACGATGGCCGAACGGCCGCGCCCCTGCACGTCGTAGCCGCACTGCCAGAAATTCCACATATTGGCGGCAGACGGCAACCAACCGCCGAGCGGCATGGGAATGCCGGGCGCGAAATTCCCGGCGGATTTAACCGCCGGGATCAGGGCAAGCGCGCGTTGTAGTAAGTTCATTTCTGGCGTTGCTGCGGTGCTTGCGGTGCTTGCGGTTTGACAAAGCCGGATTGCTCGCGCGCCGATTTGGCTTCGGCATTGGCGGCATCGGCTGTCGCCTGATCGCGCTTGGCCTTTTCTTGTTCGGCCTTGGCGACTTCGGCTTGCTGTTCAGCAACCGGCGGCATTTCGGGATTGCCGGTTGCACTCTTGTCGTCGGGATGCAACAGCCCGAGCCGGGCAAGATCAGTTTCTTCCTGCGTCGGCGTCGGCCGCGAGTTTTCCATCACTTCGGCTTGTTTCTTGTTGAGTTCGGCGCGGCGGTCGTTGTCCTTTTTGTAATCTTCCGCCGCATCCTTGCGCCGCTTATTGGCAGCTTCTGCCGCCTTAGCTGCCGATTCGGCTGCTGCCTGATTTGGGTCAACCATGTGTTTTCCTTTCTAGGGTTTACCAAGTGACCGCTTGCGTCCAAGCCAACACACCGGTTCTGCGCATGGCCCAATTGATGTCGAGGATCATGCGAATGCCGATGCAGTCGGTCTGCCACAGCGAGCGCGTCGGCGCGGCAACGACGTTCGGCGAGCCGGTCGTGCCGATAGCAAGCGGCGTCGTATCTTCCATATGAATCACCGCCTGATCGGACACGTCGAACCGTGGCGTGTCGCCGGTCGCCGAAAAGAAATCAGCGGCGTCGAGTAGGATGACCATGCCAGCGGTGACCGAAGTCGACTGAATGATCGGATAGCCGCGCAACCGGCCGCCGTTGACTTCGGCCGCGAACGGAAAATCGCCGCCCGCGTTCTGCGTCATGCTGATGGACAACACTTGCGCCGGGTTCATGATGAACACGGGCGACCGCAAACTGTTAGCCGCGACCAGCACGCCGACCAGAGCCTTGATATCGCCAACGAGCGCATTGAATCCGCCGCCGGCGGTTGCCGTCGTTGCCGAAACACCGTTGCGCAACCCGGCAGGTCTCGTGGTGTCCTTGGCCGTGGCGTCGAGTAGCACGGTATCAATTGCGACCGACGTATCATCCTGCATCGCTTGCCGGACGATGGCTTCAATCGATGGCGTCGAGTGCTCAGCGATGTCGCGGGTCAGAACCGTAATAACGCCCATCTTCTTTGGCGTTAGCGTTGCTGCGGTAAATGCGGCTTGCTTGACCGGGATGGCCGCACCCTGAGCTACGAACGCCCCTGCGAGCGTCGGCGTTGCCGACCGCGCCGGAATGCTGACGATTCCAGCTTGGCCAAAACTGAACTTTGGCCCAAAATTAGACAGCGGTGCATAGGCCGAATTCGGAATCAACTGATCGATGACATCGACGTTCACCGTCGTTACCAGTTCGGCCGCCCATCCCGTCAACGTCGTGGTTGCCGGAACGGTCGACGCCTTGGTGACCAGATCAAAAATCAGCTTGGTCGGCTCGTCGTCGCCGTAGCGCTCGCGCCTGACCTCGTCGGCGTTGCGCTGTTGCACTCTGGCGAGCGCCGTACAGACCGCCGCCCGGAACCAGTAGTCGCCCGGCCGGATGCTCTTTTTCGCCACCGCGAACGGACGGCGGTCCGACTCGTTGCTGGTCTTTGCCACGACGATATCGGATTTGATGGCCATATGCTGTTCGGCCATTTTCCGCGCGTCCCGCGTGCGTTCGGCGTCGGCGACCTTGCGGCTCAACTCTTGAGTGATTTCAAAATCGGCTTCACTGATATTATCGTCACCGATCTTGGTCATATGGTTGGTGAGTGCATCCTTGGCGGCAATCACCGCCTGTTCGGATTGCACAACTCGTTCAGAGAGCGACATGGATGATGTCTTTCGATTGGGGGTCGTCTTTTCGGCGAGCTTGCCGGTGATGCCATCGCGGGCTGACTGATCTTTTGCGGCGAGCTTGCCGAAAATCAGATCGACCGTTTCGGGCGATAGGTTCAGGGATTTAGCGATTTGCAGCGCGTTCGGATTTGCGCCGACGGCGACGAGGGACACCTCGACCAATTCTTGCTCGAGGAAGCGCGTGCCCGCGAATGGTTCATCCTCGTCGACCGGTTCGGCTTTCATCGCCCGGAAGCCGACCGACACCGCGCGCAGGACACCGGCTTCGACGGCGGCGGCGACCTCGCGTTGGCGTTCGCTGACCGGGGCCATCAGGTCGAGCGTACCGCGCAGCTCGCCCTTGACCACGCGAACGTTGCGCCAGTTGCCGACGATGAACTTGGTGTCGTGCCCGAACAGGGCAATTGGATTCTTCTGAAAGTTAGCCAGATTCCATCCGGCAGGTTCGATCACGTCGCCCATACGGTCCGGCGTGGCATCCGACATCACGAATTCGAGCGCGTTACCGTCGGCCTTGCGTGCAACGGATTTCACGACCAGCGCGGAACGCTGGCTGTCCTTTTGGGTCAGCATTTGAAACTCCGGGGATTTAGTCGACGAGCGTCGACCAGTGTGCGTAGCCAAGCCATCCGGCGATGGCGAAAATCGCCAGCACGATTACGAACACGACCAGCGCGACCTTAACGTCGTCACGCACTGGCGACGATCCGCAGCGTCGGAATGCCGAGCAACAGCGCGACCAGCATGTAAAGCGCGATCAGCGCGACGACCGCGAGATACAGCTTGCGCACGATCAGCGGCACGGGAAACTGCATCCACGACAGAAACCATTCGATGATCGCGCCGACCAGCAACAGGATCGCGACGACTATTGCGATGTTGATGATGCCGAGTACAATCCCTGACAGCGACATAGGAGATTCCCCCATGACAGAAACAAAGGAAGCGCGGGCCACACGTCAGAAAGCTTACGATGTGCAAGATATGTTCGAGTCGATGGTCGATTTCGCCGACGTTCTGACGCAAACGAAATACGCGCTAGCCGCTGCCAAGCTGGATCAATTCCGCCGTCACCCCGACTACGGGCGCGCGTTGCGAAAAGTTTTTGATACCGCCGACGATCTGAAAATGACGCCCGACGGGGAACCGCTCGGCGGCATTTTGGACAAACATCTTTTAGAGTGGCAGAACCGCGCCGATCAGGAATTCATCGACGAGATTATTCGCAACGGCGGTTAGAGCGTCACGCCGCTGTACTGGAAATCGACCGCAATCACGGTCGTCGATTTCGCCAGCCCGATCATCGTGACCTTTTCGGTTGCACCGACATCGGCGCGCGGGCAAATGCCGCCCGGCGTGTCGGATGCGTAGTAATCCGTTCCGCCCACCACGGTCGCGCCGATAGTGATGTCACCGGACTTGTGAACCGTGATCGGTTGATTGATGGCCGCCGCGTGCAGCGCAATGCCGGTCGGCTGTCGCGCCTCGACCGTCGCCGAGTTGGTATCGGACAGCGCCCATTTTTTCGTGGTTGAATCCTTGTAGACCAGTTGACCGGCCGTCAGTGCAACGCCAGCGGTACCGTCCTCGCGCTTGGCGTCGGGCGCGGAAATTACGTTCGCGGGCACGATGGTAAGATCAACCATGATGATTCTCCGTTGCGGAACATTTTCAGCCGCGCCGACTTGTTCCGTCGTCGCAGGGAGGCATTCCAGAGGAAACGCCAAGATGGGAAACGAACCGAACCAACCCGGACAGCAAGGCGAGCCGGGACAGCCGGGACAAGGTCAACCGCGCCCGAACCCCAATCCTAATCCGAACCCGAATCCCAATCAGCCGAACAACCCGCCACAGCGGTAAACCGGCAGATCGTCAGCGCGTGATATCTGTCCCCCGGCTAATCACGCGCTGATGTTCATGCCACCATCGCGCGCACGTCGAACACCGGAGCGGCCGCCAGCCCGTTCATCAGCCCAAGCCCCATCACGGTCGCCACCACGCCGTCGATTTTCTCATTCGCCCGTTCCTTGTCGGGCTTGATGTTGCCCGCCGGGTCTTTGCGGTACGTTGCATTCTGAAACATCCACTCCATGACCGGATGATTGCCATGCTCCAAGCCGCCAGCCATGAATAGGCGTTCGATCTCTTTCGACGGTGCGGCCATCGACCGATAGCCCTGACGGAATTCGACACAAGGCAAACCTTCCGCTTGTAGATGGATCGCAACCTGCGTTGCGTTCCAGGGATCGTAGGCGAGACCCTTGCAGCTAAACGCAATCGAGTCCTCGATCACTTGCGCCTCGATGAAATCGTAATCGGTGACGTTACCGACCGTCGTTTGCAACGCGCCGCTCGCGACCCATGACTTGTACGGCGTGCGCGGTGAATCGCGTTCGGTCACGACATCCGACGGACACCAGAAACGCGGCACCAGCGTAACACGACCGTCCGGTGTGTCCGGCGGGAATACCCACACCGCCGCCGTGATGTCCGCCGTGTTGCCAAGATCAAGCCCGCAGAATGCCGGTCGACCCGTCTGCCGGAACCTGTCGGGCAATTCCTTCCACAGATTGGCGTTGTCCGGTGCGTCGGTGTTCTCGCGCCAACGATGCATCGGGAACCAACGCCGCGCCTGCTCCGTCCACAGGTTCAGGTGATAGCGCTTGAAGTCGTTTTCCATCCGGGCCGACTGTTGCGCGCGCTTGCATTCCGCCGCCAGGAATTCGCGCTTCACCGATATGTCAATGTTCGGGTTTGCCTTGCGCCAAATGTCCGGGTCGGTCCAATCGTCCTCGTCGTCAGCCTCGTAAATGAACACGTACGTTTCGGGATCAAGGTCGGGCTTGGCCAGCAACGCCTTGCTGGTCTGGTACAGGTCGAACCCGTAGGTCTTGATCTCGCCCGCCGTCGATATCGTCAGGTCGAGCGGTTGCCGCCGCGCGCCCATGCCCTGAATCAAGAACGTATGCAGCAAACCGTTGCGCCAAGCGTGCGCCTCGTCGCCGATGTTGCAGTGTGGCGATAGCCCGTGCTTGCCGTATGCCTCGCCCGACAGTGCCCGAAAGACTCCCATGTTCGCCGGGCAAAACAACGACTGCTTGGTGATCTCGTAAAAGTTCGACAGTTCCGGCGACAGCGACACCATCCTCGAGGCAATGTCGAACACGACCGACGCTTGCGGCTTGTCGAGCGCGTGCGAGTAAACTTGCGCGCCCGGTTCACCGTCGCCGAGCGTCAGCAGATGCCCGATGCCCGCCGCCCATGTGCTCTTGGCGTTTTTGCGCGGAATCCAGCCCCGCACGAACCGGTACCGCCGCCGACCATCCTTGCGCCGCTTCCAGCCGAAAATCTGCCGCGTGTGTTCTTTCTCCCACGGCGACAGCTCGAACGGCTTGCCCGCCCATTCGCCCTCGACAAACCGCAGAAAGCGCGGAAAGAACTCGCATGCCTTATCCGCAGTGCTCTTGTCAAAGACGTACTTGGAAACCATGCGATCACTTCACAGCGGCGAGGAACGCGAGCGGCATTTCCGGAACGGCGTCGGCGGCCTTCTGCGTTTTCGATTTGCGTTTCGTGTCGGCGGGCTGCACATCGTCGGCTAATTTCGTCGGTGCCGCCGCCGCTAACTGCCGGATGATCTGCTGTCTCGCCATCGGATTGAGCCCTAACCGATCCTCCAACGCCCGCAACATTTCCTCCAAGTCTTTCATCACCCGCATCAACGGCGATTTTGACTCCGTAGCAACGTGCGCCTGTTCGGCAATCACCTTCCGCTTGACCTCAATGAACATCTGCAAATAAACCGACCAGCGGCCATACGCAGCAAGATCGCCAGCACGCGCAACACGACGCTGCAAATAATCCTCGACGATGGTGCGGAACGCTACTTGCTCCTCCGGGCGGTCCAAGAACGCCGGAATCGGCGCAGTATCCAAAACCGATATCTGCGAAATGCCGACCGGAACCGCAACAGTCTCCGGTTGCTGCAATTGCAAACGCCGCTGACCGGGATTTCCCCGCAGCGCTTTGACCTCGTCGCTGTGCTGCTTGTGACCGCGACCCATAGGACCAAATTCCCCTAGAAGGTGCAGGATTGATCGGAAACT